GGAAAACAAAAGAAAGTTGTTACTTACAAGTACAAACCTAAAAAAGGTAGCCACCGTAAACAAGGTCACCGTCAACCATATACTAAAGTTGTCATCAACGCAATCAACGCTTAATTTTAAGGAGAACACATGATACAAGCAGTCTTTGAGAGAGCCGAAGATGGCGAGCTGAGGAGTGCGGAGATTACTGGACACGCCGAGAGTGGCGAATACGGCCTAGATGTCGTGTGTGCATCGGTTTCTACGCTTGCCATTAACTTTATCAATTCCATTGAGAAATTTGCAGGCTATGAACCAATCTTAGAATTAAACGAAGATGAAGGTGGCTATCTGATGGTTGAAATTCCAAAAGATCTTCCTTCTCACCAGAGAGAAATGACACAATTATTCTTTGAATCATTTTTCTTAGGTATGGCAAACTTGTCGGAGAACTCTTCTGAGTTCGTCCAAACCAGAGTTATCACAGAAAACTAACACGGAGGAAAACATTATGTTAAAAATGACTCTTAACAACTTGCAACTTTTCGCCCACAAAAAAGGTGGAGGTTCTACATCAAACGGACGTGATTCACAAGCGAAACGTCTTGGAGCTAAAGCAGCTGATGGACAAACTGTAACAGGTGGATCAATCCTTTACCGTCAACGTGGTACACACATCTATCCAGGTGTAAACGTTGGACGTGGTGGAGACGATACTTTGTTCGCTAAAGTTGAAGGCGTAGTACGTTTCGAACGTAAAGGTCGCGATAAGAAACAAGTTTCTGTTTACCCAATCGCAAAATAATCGCTCTATATACCATTAAATAAGGCTTTCCAAGATTTTTGGAAAGCCTTATTTTTGTTTTGGTACCCAGTTTGGTACCCATATTTAAAATCCGATATAAGTAGCGAATTTATTAGCTACTTCATTTTTTGCTTTTTGGGTGACGTGAGCATATATGTCCATAGTTGTTTGGATATTCTCGTGACCAAGTCGCTCCTGAACTTCCTTTATAGTAGCTCCAGCTTCAAAGAGTAAAGAACAATGTGTGTGCCTAAAACCATGTGGTGTGATTCGTTTAAAGTCTGGGTGCTTTCTCCAAATCCTATTCAACATATTGTTGACGTGAACTACACTTCTAGGACCTCCACCTTCGTTTTTAAAAAGTAGTCCTTTGGTACTAAACTTGTGCCATTCTTTCAAAACTTCAATCGTCTTTGGATCCAGAGTAATTGTCCGAGCGCTCTTTTTAGTTTTTGGTGTTTGGAAGATTAGTTTATTATCTTCCCCTTTGGCCAAAGTTTGCTTGACAGTAATCTGGCCATTCTTCAAATCGACATCAGACCATCTCAAAGCACTGATTTCATTTTTTCTCATACCCGTGAAAGCAAGTAATCTAAAATATGTCAGCATTTCTACATCATCAAAACCTTTAACAATCTCAAAAAACTCTTGCAACTCTTCTTTAGAGTAGAACTTTTCAAGCTCATCCGTATTATTTTTTTGTCTTTTCGGTTTCAAGGTCTTTCTCATTGGATTATTTTCGATGAGTTCCATTGAAATGGCATAATCAAAGATTTGATTTGCTATGCTGATGATTCCAAAAAATCTTTTATACTCATCTGCCCACGTATTAACTTGAGCCTGACACATAGATAGACTAATTTTATTGATTGGCTTATCTCCAAAATTAGGAATAATCCACTTATCAGCAATATTCACTTGGCTAACATAGGTTGACTCTTTCACAGTATGCTTATAATGCTCTTTCCAGATTTCATAAACTTGCTGAAAAGTAGTAGTAGTATTCTTAGACCTAAAACTTTTCTTCTCATATTCAGTCAAGCACTTTGCTTCTGCAAGCCTTGCTTCTCGCTCTGTTTTAAATCCTCGCCTTTTCGTAATTATCTTTTTATTCGTGAGTGGATCTATTCCATGGTATGCTTTAAAATAATAAGCAGTAGAACCACCTTTTTCATACCTACCAATCATTGCTTTTTTCCTCATTTCTTGATAAAATGGGTATAGTAAAGAGGGCCTTTTAATGCCATTCTTTTCTATACAGTACATCCTCACATCTTTGCTTGCAGGCGGGTGTGGGGATTTTTTATTTTAGATTCTTTAATAAAGATATAATTTCTTCATTTTGTTTAATAATAATCTGATTTTGTTGGATTTGAACTTTTTCAAGTGCGCCTGGTCCAGTTGCATTAGTTATTGCGACTGCCTTACTATTTAAAACATTACCAATATATGCAGCATGTTCTGGATATTTTTTAAGAATATCAACCATGTCATTTTCTTCAAAATAAGGAATTGCATCAGAATAGTATTTTTGTTTCTGTTGCTCTTCTTTTGAAGTTGTATTTTTACCACCAAATAATGCCATTTAAAAACTCCTTCTTAAATTCTATTAACTTCCAGTCAACCTATAAAATTCTTCTTGAATCATCTGTTCGCCCCAAGTTGTCGCAATTTTATGCCTTTCAGCAAATCTCAACCAATTGAATTCTGAAGGCTCGCATTGAGAAAGCTCTTCAGATATGAGATGACGAACCATGAAGCGATCTGCTTCATTTTCGTATTTATAAAGTAGTCTTTTGTAATGCGCTGGATTGTGGTTTATGTGCCCTAATTCGTGAAGGATAACCTCTTCTCGTTCTTCTAGGGATAAATCCCTATTAACGTAAATGATGCGCTCATCAGGGAAATAGAAGCCTCTACGCTCCCACATGGTCTCTGGAAATATATAAAGTGTGACCTGGTATTCATCCAGCAACTCATTCACTTTCAATATCTGATACCCCCAAAGAGAGTTTAATGATTTGCGCAATCTTGTCAACATCCTCATCTGATAGAGGTTTACCATCGAAGAGAACCACACGATCACGAAGATTAGATAAGTCAACAACACGACCATCAGCAGTAGTGACAGATTCACTTGGAAGACTCGGATTATCAGTTCGACCAAGAATATAATCAGTCGAAACGTTGAAGTATTCAGCAATTTTCGCTAAATGTTCGGCAGATGGTGTTTTTTTATTTTTCAAACTATACAAGTAATTTGTACTAAATCCGAGGTCTTCAGATACTTTTTGAAGGTTTACACCACGCTTCTTTGCAAGTTCTTTGATTCTTTCAAATGCTTCAAACATTGTAAAATCAACCTTTCTAAAGAACTCACAAAAATATTTTACACAAAAGTGTAATTTTTTTTAAAAAACTATTGACAAAAATAATACGTTCGTGTAAAATAGTTCTTGTAAGTTAATAAGTTGGTAAAAAACAATGTAAAAACTTATCTAAAAATTAATAGCTTTGGCGAGCAACAACAATTGATAGATTTGTTATTTTATCAAGTCTTTTACTACGCTTTTATTTTACACAAACGTATTATAAAAGTCAAGAAATAACACTTTTGTATTTACCAACTTTTTAACTTTACAAAAACAATAAAGGAGGAGGGCTCATGAGTCAACAACATAAAAAATGGATTGAGATTGTCAAAGAGAAAATCAAAAATCGAGGTTGGTCGCAGACAGACTTAGCTATTGTAATCGGTGTAAGTCCATCAGCAATCACTCAATTGTTCAAAGATAGAAAAGGGAGTGATGACTTAAAGCTACGAATTAATAAAAAATTGAGAATCTCAGAGTCTTGGGAAAAATTTGAGGAGTAGGAGATTTGAAATGAAGACAGCAACAGTAAAAATGTTCAAGGAACGCCAAAATGGAGACCTAAGCGAGTTCATTATAGAACTAACAATCCCAAGTCGTCGAAGATATGACGCAGTAATTAGAGAATACATTGAGTATTATAACGCTAAAAACTTTGCCAAGATCTATTTTTACGAAGTGCTAGAATTAGAGACTTCTAAAAACTAGAAAGGAGTAAATATGAACGAACTAGAAAGAACAGCCCTCAATGAAATACTGAGGACTGTGACATATATAGCTGAGAAGTTGGATGAGTTAGATGCTAGGTTTTCTCAATCGGAAGAAGTGAAAGCCAATGCTTCATCAGCGTCGTAATCTGCTGCGATAAATTGAGCTGCTGAGAGAATGAATTTCTTTAAATCTTGGATATCTTTGTCGTCATGTCTGCGGACATAATGAGTCTCATCATTACCGATCCAGGAAACAGATTTTGCTAAGGCTTGAATTTTGGGAAAATCATTTAAGTATTTAGCAATTACTTGTCCAAGCATAATTGATTTGATGTGTTCTTCGTCAGATGGATTTTTTGAAATTACGTAGTCCTTTATGAGGAATTCAGCTGCTTTCCGATATCCGACGCCTGCTATTTGATTCAATGCCTCGGATTCAGCGACGGTTGCTTGGGAATAGATTTCGACAAAAACAGGAGAAACTTTTTCTATATTTTCAGGGAGTTTTACTTTGATAGGTGGACGGTAGCTGTATTTAGCAATTGAACAAAGTTCAGATGTAGATATGAAAATATACTCGACAGCAAAGTATTTTTTACAATCTGATCTTGAGCAACGAAAAGTAACAACAAAGCGAGCATCTCCACTAGAGTAACTGTCCTCGCTATCTGAAACGTATATTGTTTCAGGCGAGATATTTTTTCCACAATGTGGACAATATTCAGGGTGTTCAATTTTTACTGTCTGGCGACCTGTACCATAGAACGAAACGACAGCCGTTTTCATATTTTATCTCCAATCATTTTATTATCTTTATTATACCAAATTTTGAAAGGAATACTATGAACGAAATATTTAATTTTCACGGGCAAGAAGTCCGTACAATGACAATCGATGATGAGCCTTGGTTCGTCGGAAAAGATGTTGCGGATATCTTAGGATATAGCAAAGCAAGAAACGCAATCGCTCTTCACGTTAATGAAGAGGACGCCCTAAAACAGGGCATCCCTACTAGTGGTGGAATACAAGACATGTTGATCATCAACGAATCAGGATTATACTCGCTTATCCTATCAAGCAAATTACCACAGGCGAAAGAATTCAAGCGCTGGGTGACATCAGAGGTCTTACCAGCCATTCGCAGACAAGGTGGTTTCATCCGTGATGACCTAGACGAAGATGCCTTCATTGCTCTATTCACTGGTCAGAAGAAATTGCGTGAGCAACAAGCTAGCATGATTGAAGATATCGACTATCTTAAGAATGAACAACCAATTCATCCAAGCTACGCTCAATCACTACTGAAGAAACGAAAAGCTCGTGTCGTTGCTTGCCTGGGTGGAATTGACAGTCCAGCTTATGCAGATAAGGCATTCGCTCAATCTGTCTTCAGACAAGCTGAGATTGATTTCAAAGATCATTTCAATATCAGTCGCTATGACCTATTGCCAAAAAAATTTGCAGAAGCAGCATTTGCCTATTGGATGACTTGGGAGCCAAGTACCAATACCAAAATGAAAATCATGGAATTGAACGCATATAGTGCGTAAAAAAAAGCACCTGACAGAAGTCAGGCACTCACTAAAATAACTACTTAAATTATATCACATAAGGAGGTCATTGTGAACATTCTCAGTGAAGATTTTGAAAATAGCATCCAACTAGTTGTTAAGGATCAATTTAAAGAATGTTTCAAAGAATTATTAGAACACGAGACAATTGAGAAGCGATGGCTCTCAATTGAAAGTGCTGCTAACTATTCAGATTGTAGCACAAATACCATTAGAAAATGGTTAAAAATGGGATTAAACCTATATAAAATCGACGGAACAAAACGAATTGACAAGAATGAACTCGATGAGTTTATTCAAGCAAATCTTGTAATTTAGGACTAGAAAGTAGAAAAATGAACGAACCAAACATCTTAAGCCAATTATTTGGAGTATCACTAACATTTATCGGTATCTTTGCAATCATGCTTTTTACTTGTCGGTATGAAGACAAGCAAGAAGAAGAAAAGCCAACGATCATCATTGAAGAAGCAGAGGATTTCAGAGAAGTCGCTCGAAGACATCTAAAAAATTGTGACAGAAAATCAACTTACGACACACAGCCACCTGTTGGCCTTTCATCAATCATCGATGACCTACCATCAGACTTGAAGATGTGTGTTGAAGATTACGACAGACTAGCGAATGACTATCAGGAAGAAGCTCGCAATAATGACATTTTAAAAAGACAAAACACTAGTCTTTTAGAAGAAAACGGTCGCTTGCTCTACAAAGAAATGACAATGGATTTCCGTAAAAATCAAAGAAAGTGGGGAGCACGAGCATGATGAAAAACTTCAAAAGTAAAGAAGGAGGGTAGCTATGTCTGAAATCAAATGGATTAAGATTACGACAGATATTTTCGATGATGAAAAAATTTGTCTAATTGATGCACTCCCTGATCATGATGCAATTTTAGTTATTTGGTTTAAAATCTTAGCACTTGCTGGTAAGCACAACAGAAATGGACTACTTATGATGTCAGACAAAGTTCATTATACTGATGAAATGCTTGCTACCATATTCAGAAGACCGTTAAACACTGTAAGAATGGCTCTTGGGATTTTTGAACAATTCGGAATGGTTGAAATCATTGATGGAATTATCGCTTTGCCAAACTGGGAAAAACATCAAAACATTGATGGGATGGAAAAAATCAAAACACAAACCAGGAACAGAGTTGCAAGATATCGTGAAAAACAAAAAAATCTTGCGCTTGGTAACGTTACATGTAACGTTACAGTAACGCAAAGTAACGCAACAGAAGAAGATAGAGATAAAGATAAAGAATTAGATAAAGATAAGAATATAAATAATCATAATAATGAGAATCAAATTCAAGTCATTGTCGAAGAATATCAATCTCGTATCGCACCAATGGATGGAACCCAATTTTCAATCATAAAAGAATTCATCGAACTCGATGAAATGGAACCAAGAGTCGTTCTTAAAGCAATCGGGCTTGCTGCTGACAATGGGAAAAGAAATTTTAGCTATATAAAAGCAATTTTAACCAATTGGAAAAATGACGGTATTTTGACAATAGCAGCAGTAGAAGAACGTGAGCGAGCTTTTAAAGAAAGTAAAAACAAAGGCTCTATTCATCAATCAAACAAGAAATCTAATGTCCCAGAATGGTCTCAACCTGACTATGTGAATACAACAAGCGAGGAAACCAAAAAGGAGTTGGAAGAAAAGAAAAAAGAAATGTTAGAAAGATTGAAGAAAGGGGATAAATAATGTTCATCTTAAAACATGGAACAAAAGAAGATAAACCTTTCTTGAAATCTGTTGATGTAAAAGTCACTGGAATAGACATTTCTTTTTCTGATGAAAGAAAAGCAATGAGGTTCGCTTCTCGTGGTGTAGCTATTCAAGTCGGAAAGGCATTAAGAAGTTCCTTTGGAAACTTCTATCCAGTAGAGGCACTAGGATGATAAAACTCTATTTTGTCTACAACGGCCATTGTCGGCTATTTATTGGAGAGTACAACAATGTTGATGACCTTATTGAAGACATGAAAGACCATCAATGGGCATACTCTGGGATAACTAGACCACATTTCACAAAACACATCAAAAAGGATAGCGTCAGATTTGATTATGGCGCAAAAGATTGCTACTACCTAGCAGTCAAATAGGAGGTAAAAATGATTAACAACGTAACACTTGTAGGAAGACTGACACGAGATCCAGAGTTGAAATACACACCATCAAATATTGCAATTACAACTTTTAACCTAGCAGTCAATCGTAATTTCAAGGGAGCAAATGGAGAGCGAGAAACTGACTTCATCAATTGTATGATTTGGAGAAAACAAGCTGAATTGCTTGCTGAATGGTGTAAAAAAGGAAACCTTGTAGGGATTACTGGTCGCATCCAAACTCGAAGTTATGAAAATCAGCAAGGGCAACGTGTATATGTGACAGAAGTAGTAGCAGACACATTCCAGCTACTAGAAAAACGTGATAATTCTGCAAACCAATCTAATATTGAAGAGCAGATGCCAGCAAGTTTTGGAGCTACCAACCCTCTGGATATTTCAGATGATGACATGCCATTCTAGGAGGTATTCAGATGAACGCAATTAAACAAGCCATGATTGAAAAGCTTGAAACACTCAATCGAAGTGGCAGAAGCTAAAGCTGAAGAACTGAAGAAACCAAGTCAGAAATCATCGGTGCACATGAGGTCAGCAGAACGAGATTTTTGGCGAAAGAAAATAAAAAGGTATAAGGAACAGTTGAAGGAGTTAGAAGATGAATAAAAAAGAATTGTTTGAAGCAGTTATTGAGTTACCAGTAGATTACAGTGGCTCTAGACCTGAGATTGATAAATTAACAACATTGGAATTGATAAAGTTACTAGACGAACCGCAGAAAGTCAAAATCCCGCAGTTTGTGGCGGATGTGATTGAAGAAGCAAGAGAGGAAAGCTCGGAATTAGAGGATGCGTTCGAGTATGCTCGGGATGTAGCATTCAGAGGAGAAATTGGCGAATGGTTCATGAAATTACAAAATAGAAATAATTTCGCCCGTGCTTGGCTTGACGGCTACGAGGCGGAGAAAGAGAAGCGGTATATCGTGAGATTGAAAAATATTCGAGAAAGTCACGAAACTTTGAACTGCGAAAAACATTCAAAAATATGGAATTTTCCAAGTGAAGAAGAAACCATACTTTATAAAACGAAACACACCAGAAAAGAATTAGAAGAAGCAGGCTTTGGTTGGGTGTTTGATTGCGAGGGCATTGAGATTGAGGAGGTAACGGAATGACAGTAGAACAATTCCTTCAATCGTTATCCTACCTTATGTGGACTTCATATTGGTCAGTAATTTTTTATAAGTTCTTTAAAAATAATAAAAATAATAAAGATTGAGGAGGTGGAGTGATGTCACTAAATAAAACACGAAAACGATTGATTATGAAGTTTCGTAGAATGTATAACAGTTACCCCATAGGCATTAAATTAAGTACAGATGGAGGAAATACTTTTACAGCGATGGGAAGAGTTGTTGAAACTTTTATTCCAGGTGCTAGTGTAAAAAAATCTGGGAATATTAATGTAAGTAAATTACAATCTGGCGATATTTCTTTTAGAAACTTTGAAATAACTATTAGTCAAGGGTTCACCAAAGAAGAATTCAATAAATTGAATGGTGGTGTTTTGTGGTGATGAAAATGACACGACCAAACAGATACCCGTACACACGAAGTCAGTGGGGTGAAGAAACCGCTGATTATTATACATATGCAAATGATATTTGTTTTACAAGTCATATTTTAAAAAATAGACTCACTGGAGAAATTAAGAGTAAGGAGGTGGAGTGAATGAAAAGAAAAAACTATATTATTTTTATCAGTCATTTAAAATCAATAAAAGATTTAATAGATTTTTATGAATATATTGCGGACTCAAAAATTTGTGGAATTGCTATTTATTTATTTATGATCATTTGTACACCTTTTGTTGCTTTGCTATTCCCAATCGCATACATAGGGCATTGTTTTCATAAAAAAAGATTTATTAGACAATGCGTTAAACACGACTGGTGTTCAAAGGAATATCTTGAAGAGGTTGTCGATATCAGAAAAGATGATTGCAAGGAGGTGGATTGATGGAAGAAATGAAAAGAGAGTTTGCAGGTAAATTGTACAGAAAATCTTGTGAAATTGCAGAGTTTTATGAAGAACAAATGGATAGTGAAGACGATAACGAGGTCTTTGATATTGAGGAGTGTTTAGTGGAGTTATGTCAGCTAGTTTTTGATGAAATGATTTTTTGTCAAGCGGCAGTGTCGAGAACATACTTCGCAACATTGCCAACAGACAATCCTCATATTATGAGTGAAGCAAGAAAAGAATTGCCTTTTAAACCAAAGCAGGAGATGGAAGAATGAAACGATTCTTAATTGGCTATTGCCTATTAACTACTTGCTTGTTATTCATGCAACGTAGTCAGCTAGATAAACCCTTGCTAGTCTATCATGCTGATAGTAAGGCGCAGATAACTGGTAAGGTGGAAGCTAAGAAGAAAATCGGTAGTCTATTCACAATCACGGCCAACGGGAACGTGTTCGTTGTAAGTGAAGAACGATATAAAAATATTGAAATTGGGGAAGAGGTGATGTTATGACGTTCGTAGAACATAACAACCGTGAGAAAGCCAATAAATTTGCTGAGTATGTGACAGGAAAGCCTTTGCGAGAATACTTAGCAAACAAAGTAAAACAATATTGCGGTGAAAATGTTTCCGTCTTTGATGGTGCTGCAGGCTCTGGACAATTAGAACAATTTATCAGTATGACGGATTTTCATGCAGTAGAAATTCAAAAGGAAAGTTGTGAAGCCTTAAAAACAAACTTTCCACATGCAACAGTGGATAATCAAAGTTTTTTTACTTATCAATCTGATATCCAAGTTGATGCAATTGCAATGAACCCACCTTATTCTTTAAAACTTAAAGAGTTACCAGAAGAAGACCAACAGGCTATCAAAGAATTGTATCCGTGGAAAAAATCAGGTGTTGTGGATGATATTTTTTTGCTAAAATCTATGAATTATACTAAACGTTACGGATTTTATATTATGTTCCCTGGTATTGCTTATCGTCAATCTGAAAAGAAAATGAGAGAGCTGGTTGGTAACAATTTAGTTGAATTAAATGAGATTCAAAATGGATTTGAAGATACTCCTATCAATGTCATTTTTTTAGTAATTGACAAAGAGAAGAATACTCCTGAAATTTCCAAAGAAATTTATGATTGTAAAACTAAAAAAGTTGAATATCAAGAATCTGACAAATTGAATTCAGATTTCAGTTGGGTAATACCCAAGAAACCAGTTGAGAAAGAAGAGATAGACATTGACCAAGTAAATGCTGAATTAGATCAAATGGCTATTGACCACCTTGAAAAACATTTAGCTAGTCAATTGATTTTGATTCAATTTTTCAATGCAGATATTGATTTAAAATCTTTCATAACAAAATGCCACAAGGTTTTAGATGATTATTTGTTAGCTTATAATTTTATGGTTGGATTAGAATGAAACCAGACAAGATAACAAAGTACGGATTGCTAGAAGTTTGTGAGCTTATTTCAGGTAAGCGTGGTAAAGTTAGCGAAGGTTCATATTATATTTATGGAGCTGGAAAAAATACAAAAGGCACGACAGATAAATTTAATTGCGATTGCAATACTATTCGATTAACTAAAAAAGGCACGGTTGGAGCTGTTTATTTCCATCACAATCCATGTTGGATAGATGGAAACAGCTTTAGAGTCGAACCAAAAGAAATGATAGACAAACGTTATCTATTTCATTGGTTATTAATGAAACGTGAAGAAATAGAGCGTTGTGCAGACGGTGGTAATCAACCAGGATTGTCACTAGCTAGATTGTCAAAAATAACGATTGATGTACCTGATATGGAATATCAGTTGAAGGTTGTTAAGCTATTGGATGAAATGAGTGTAGGTTTAGAATTTTTTATAGATAATATCACACAACTAAAAATATTAGAAAATAAAGCATTAAATTATTATGGCAATAAAATAGCATCAGCTTTTGAAAGGGGCGGTTTAGATGAGAAACTGGGAGAATGATTTTGCTTATTACGAAGGCGAAACATTCATAACTTTAGGTTCTTTACAAGAAATACATGAGTATACAGGTATTCCTTTAGAAAGATTAAAGGAATATTCAAAAAAATCACGTATCAAACGCTATCCGTCTGGAAGGATGCTAATTGAAATAGATGAGGAGTTAACATGACAGACAACGTAAACAAACCGAATCACTATCAAGGCTCAAAAGGTCTTGAAAGTATTGAAGTGATTGACAACTTTATTGGCAATCTGAAAGGTAAGGCTGCATGGTGTTGGGGGAATGCTATCAAGTATTTACTCCGATTCCAGAAGAAGAACGGTCTTGAAGATTTGAAAAAAGCTAGAAAGAACCTTGATTGGTTGATTGAGGAATTGGAGAATGAACAATAAAGTAACATTTGCAGAACAATTCAAGATATGGAGATTAGCAAAAGGTTTTAATAAATCTGAAGCAGCACAATATTTCGGAGTGACAACTGAAGCAGTATGCTATTGGGAAAAGGGAGTTGCGCAACCTCCAGATGGTAAGATACTAACAATGTGTGAAGAGATGAAATTGAATCCACAGTTATTTTTGAGAAAGAAAACAAACCCATTTGCTGAAGATTTAAAGAAAAGACGTAATGAATTAGGAATGACACAAACGGAATTGAGTCGTGAACTGGGATATTGTAAAGATTCTATCGTAAGCTGGGAGTTAGGAAAGATTCCGTCCAGGGTTGCATTAGAAGATATCTGCTCATACTTTGGAATGGAGGTGGAAGCTTGGGAAAAACTATTGAGAAAGAACTCCAAATTTATTTAACGTGGAAGATGTAGCAACTTATTTCAAATTACCAATGAATGTTTTTATTGGAGAAAAATAAAAATACTGCACATAAGATAGAAAATCAAAGTCATCAAGGAGGGAGAATTTGAGAGCATTAAACAGTCGTGAACTATACTACCTAGATAGAGAACTATTAAAATTTAAAGAAGTTGATCGTGACATCTGGGTTAGAACTGCTGAGATAATGGCTAAGAATGGCGAAGAACTAGTAGGTAGTCGAGGAAATCAAATCAGCAAACCTACTGAAAATACAGTCATAAAACTATGTAGTGATGTACCTCTAAAAAATCTTGAACTATTCAAAGAAACAGTAGAAACATTCCTCAAAGAGTTGACATCTGAACAACAAGAAATCTTTGAAATGAGATGGGGACAATCAGAACTTGAATGGGAAGAAATTGCTGGTAAATTATTCGTGAGTGATGCAACCATTTATCGAAAAAGAAAAACAATTTTAAAAACATATGCAAAAATCAAAGGTATTGCATAAAGTGAGAATAAAAACTATTGTATTCTCACTTTAAACGATATATCATGATAGCATGAACTTCTGAAACAAAAACACACTCACACTTTGGGAAATATCCTTAACTTTAGTCAAAAAAGTTGTCCAACAGAAGTATCGTCAAGAGTCAGCAAACGCTGGCTTTTTGTTTTGCAGAAAGGAGGTAAAACATGGAGTATGTATCACCAATAAAAGACAGTGATGATATCCAGGCCATGAAAGACTATTTGAAAGAATGGAATGAGATGTACTACATGCTATTCATCACAGGTCTGAATACTGGTTTGCGAGTTGGAGATATCCTTACCTTGAAAGTTAAAGATGTTCAAGGCTGGCACATAAAGCTGAGAGAAAGGAAAACTGGTAAGCAGATAACCAGACGAATGACCAAAGAACTCAAAAAAGAAATGAGGAGATATGTTGAAGGGAAACCGTTTCATCACTTCTTATTCAAGAGTAGACAAGGGCAGAATAAAGCGATCACTCGTGAGAGAGCCTATCAAATCATTCATGAAGCAGCTGAAGAACTAGGAATTGATAATGTAGGAACTCACACGATGCGCAAGACTTTTGGGTATAAATACTACAACAAGACGAAGGACGTAGGAACATTACAGAAGATGTTCAATCACTCATCACCAGCAATAACGCTTAGATACATAGGAATTGAACAAGCAGAGCTTGATGATGCGCTACGGAACTTTGTCATTTAATTTTTTAGATATTACTTTCACATATTGAGTTAAGCATAAACTGGAAAAATGAAACGCTTTAAAAGCTATGATTAGTAAGGGTTTAAGATTTAGAGTGAGTTTAACAAAATATAAGATATGTGAAAGTGAGAGGTAAAACAACATAGAAAAAGGAGTATGACATGATTAAAGAATATCGTGATATATTGTTTGAATCTGGAGCAATTAACAAACTGAACAAAGACATTAAAAATAATCCAGGAGTGAATTTCAAGATAGTTGGGTACAATGTCATTCCAAAAGAGTTCGGACCAGATTGTACATACATTCTTGTAGATTGGGAAAAAGAAATACTGGAAGATTCTGAAACAAAAGTTTCTATAATTCCAGAATCAGAAGTAAACATAGATACAGATCCACAAACTATAGAATTCATCTCGAAACGTTTTAACTTCCCAGATGATCATTAATGTTTTAAAAAATGAGAATAAAAGCTATTGTTTTCTCACAAAAAAAGAATTATTATGATAGCATGGATTTCTTGTATGAGATGGGATAGGTCATTGACCTGTCCCTTTTATATTGAGAAAGGAGGTTTGAGATGTATAACAAACCTATCAGACAAACCTTGAAGTCTAAGAAGTGGGAAAAGTTCCGTGACAAAGTAATGCGCAGACATGACTATCTTTGTCAAGAAAGTTTACGCTATGGAATTTCTACTCAAGCAGAAATGGTCCATCATATTTTTCCTGTGTCAGAATATCCTGAACTTGAATTCGTTGAATGGAATTGTTTGCCATTGACGAACAAAAAACATAACACGTTTCATGACAGAGTGAATGACAAAGTAATTAATCAGGGATTATATTGGCAGAAAAAACGAAAAAAGTATTTTGAGGATTTTTTTAAAAATCAAAAAAAGGAAATTTTGTAAAAATCGAATTTTTAAAATTTTCGATTTTTTATTTTTACCCCCCCACCTAAAAAAAAATATTTTTTGGGCTGTTGGGTACCGGTGAAGGGAACTTTTTCCAAGTCGGGGGCCTTCAAACAAAAAGGGGGTAAAAACTAAGCGATTTTGACGAAAGGAGGTAGTTTTTGGCTAAACCAATTACAGCGAAGTCGATTAAGTCAAAAGTTGTCAAACAGATGAAGGACTTGGGCACTTATCGTAAAGAGTTTGAAATGATCATTGATATCTTTGCAGGTATGCTCTATCAGTATCAGAAACTTGCTCAAGATTATGCTGACATGGGTTATCCAGTAACAGACACCTACGTCAATAAGGCTGGTGCTGAGAATGAGCGCAAAGTTCCAATCTTGACAGCGATGGAAATTTTGAGGAAAGACATTCTCAGCTACTCTAATCAGCTGATGATGAATCCGAAGTCGCTTGGTGAGGTAGTAGAACAAGAAGGTGATTCAGTTCTTACTGAGGTCCTGAAGTTCAAAAACGAAATCAAGAAGAAGCGAGTGACTGCAAATGGGTAATCTTGATAAAGCGAAAGAGTATGCTCGGCACGTCATTTCTCACAGAGAGGAACATTGCGAGGAGAATATTCTTGCAGCTGAACGTTTCTTGCGTGATCTTGAAAATCCTGAGTTTGAAATGGATGAGGATATCGTTGATTTCGTTGTTCACTTCATCGAAAACACGATAGTCCATCAGCAGGGCGATGATATGTTTGCGGTGTCTATCCGTAACAAGCCATTACTCTTGCAACCGTGGCAACATTTCGTAGTTGTGAACCTGTTTGGTTTTTACTATAAGGGTACGAATGAGCGCAGGTTCAAAGAAGCGCTTATCATGCTCGCTCGAAAGAATGGAAAGACTTCGTTTACCGCTGCAATCGCACTTGCTTATCAGATATTAGACACGGATAGCGGTTCAAAATGCTACATCGTCGCCAACTCAGTCAAGCAAGCGATGGAAGCCTTTGGGTTTTTGAAGTTCAATGTTGAGCGATGGAATGACAAGAACATCCGTATCAAGGACAACAACCAAGAACACTCTATCACTGCTAATTTTGGTATCGAGGGTTCTTTCTTTATCCAGGCACTGGCCAACGATGAAAGCCGTTTGGACTCATTGAACGGTAATGTAATTATCCTAGACGAAGCTCACACGATGAGAAACAGCAAGAAGTACGGTCTTATGAAGAAAACAATGTCAGCATACCGAAACAGTATGCTTTTTGTTATCTCTACGGCTGGTGATATTCCTACTGGTTTCCTTGCTAACCGTTTGAAATACTGTAAAAAGGTCCTTAAACAATTGGTCAAGGATGATTCCTTGCTCATATTTATCTGCAAAGCTGACCAGACTACCGATGGAGACGTGGGGGATTATCTGGACGAGAATGTTCTTAAGAAAGCCAACCCCTCGTGGGGTGTGACGGTGTCGCTCAAGGCTCTGAGAGAAGAAGCAGAACAAGCTATGAACGATCCACAGACTAGGAATGAGTTTTTCAACAAGACCTTGAATGTCTTTACAAACTCGATGAATGCTTATTTCAATCCTGATGAATTTATAGCTTCAGACAGTCAATACGATTGGACCTTAGAGGAACTAGCACGCTTACCAATCCAATGGTATGGTGGTGCTGACTTGTCAAGGATGCATGACTTGACCGCTGCTGCTCTATATGGTGTCTATCACGATGGCGAAAAAGATATTGATATCTGTATCACACATGCTTTCTTTCCTCGAGTCAACGCTCAGAAAAAGGCTAATGATGACGGGATTCCACTCTTTGGCTGGCAGTCTGATGGTTGGTTAACGATGAGTAACACTCCGACTGTTCTCTATGATGATATCGTTAAATGGTTCATCAAAATGAGAGAAAAAGGATTCAAGATTGCCGCTGTTGGGATGGATAGGAAATTTGGTCGTGAATTCCTAGCTAAGATGAAACAAGCTAGGTTCAAGATGATTGACCAACCTCAGTATTTCTATCTGAAATCAGAAGGATTTAGACGGATTGAGTTCAAGGTGAAGAACAAAGAATTTTATTATCTTCATTCGGATGCTTACGAATATTGTGTAAGTAATGTCAGAGCTATCGAGAAAGTGGATGATGCTGTGCAATATGAGAAATTAGACGGTGACGGTGGTACTGCAAGAATTGACTTGTTTGATGCCAGCGTTTTTGCTTGTATCCAAGCTCTGGCAAATCTTGGTAAGAACCAGGATGTCATGAGCTTCTTCAAGTAGAGGGAAAGGAGGTGAGAAAATGGGGCTTTTAGATAGGATTTTGAAACGAGGTAAAACTCAAAGTGGCACAAATGTCATCACGCATTCAGACTTTGGTTTGTTCCTGGACGGGGATGGTTACGTTCCCTTGGCCCGTAATCCTGATGTGATTGCAGCGGTCAACAAGATTGCTGACATGGTATCCAACATGACCATTCACTTGATGGAAAATACCGACAAAGGCGACATCCGAATTAAAGACGGACTAGCTAGAAAAATCGATGTAAACCCATGCGACAATATGACTCGTAAGACTTGGATTTTCAAGATTGTGCGTGACTTGTTATTGTTTGGTGATGGTAATTCGGTTCTTCATGTTGAGTATGATCCTGTGAATGATTATATTTTAAATTTGAGACCATTCGCGATGAGTGAGGTCTCTTTCAAAAACGATGAGTTTGGCTATGTCGTGAATTATCGTGGCATTGATTACAATCCAAGCGAAATCGTACACTTTGCAATCAATCCAGATCCAGATAATCCATTTGTCGGTACTGGATATAGGCTTGCTCTGAGAGATATTGTTAGGAACTTAAATCTTGCTACTCAAATCAAAAAAGGGTTCATGAGTGGGAAGAACGTTCCAAGCTTGATTGTGAAAGTTGACTCTTCAAGTGGAGACTTAGGAACTCAAGAAGGTCGTGACATGGTCGCTAAGAAATACCTTAGCACTAGTCAAGCAGGTGAACCGTGGATTGTTCCAGAGGCTCTTATGAGCGTTGAACAGGTTAAACCACTAAGCCTGAAAGATATTGCTATCAATGAATCTGTTGAAATTGATAAGAAAACAGTTGCTGGGCTTTTGGGAGTTCCAGCTTTTATTTTGGGAGTTGGAAGTTTCGACAAAGAAGAATACAACAACTTTGTCAATACAACAGTTATGAGTATTGCAACGACAATCACTCAGACCTTAACGAGAGACTTACTAGTTTCAAACAATCGGTATTTCAAGCTTAACGCTCGCTCGCTATATTCTTACGACATTACAGAATTGTCATCAGTTGCACAACAGATGACCAACAGTATGGCAATGCGTAGAAACGAGTGGAGAGACTGGTTAGGAATGCCACCTGATCCCGATATGGATGAGCTCCTTGCTCTTGAAAACTATATCCCACAAGACAAACTTGGGGACCAGAAAAAGTTGAAAGGAGGTGAGGAAGAGAATGAACAAACGGAATAGTTATCGTACCGCTCAATTTAAAACACGAGAAGAAACCGAAACTGGTGATTTAATTTTGAGTGGCTACTTTATCAAGTTCGATGAAGTTACTGAATTATGGCCAGGTTACTTTGAAGTGATCAAGCGTGAAGGTGTTGAAAAAGCAATCCAAAGCGCTGACATCAGGGCATTGTTTAACCATGATGATAGTTTAGTGCTTGGTCGAACTGGAAACGGGACCGTCACTTTGGGAGTTGATGATATTGGGCTTTTTGGAGATATCATCATCAACAAAGAAGACCCGCAAGCCATTGGAGCCTATGCTCGTGTTCAACGTGGTGATGTTGTCGGATGTAGCTTCGGTTTTATCCCAATTAAAATCGACACAGAAGAACGTGCTGATGGTTCGTACCTGGACACTATCTTAGAATTAGAAATCTTCGAAGTAAGTCCATGTACTTTCCCAGCATATCCACAAACGGAAATCGCTGCACGACAGAAAGACTTTGAAAGTCAACAGCGTGCTAATCGTGAAGCGCTAGACAAGCGCAAGAAAGAAATTAAGGAGAAATTTAATCTATGCACAAATCATTAATTTTAGGCGCTCGTATGCGCAACAAAGCAGACAAGGTAGCAGAGCTTGAAGAATCAATCGAAGAATTGAACAAACGCTCTGAACTTGAAGCTGCTAAATTGGAACAAGCTGGAACTGACAAAGAAGTTTCAGATGTCGAAAAGAACCTTGAAGAAATCCAAAAAGAATTGGATGAAAAGAAAGCAGAAAAAGAACAACTTGAAAAAGAAATCGAAGATCTAGAAAAACAAGTTGAAGAACTAAATCGTAAAGCACCAACTTATCCAAGCAAAGAAGAACAACGTGGAGGACAAAAATTGGAACAACGTGATGCAATTGCTAAATACATTCGCTCTGGTGAAACTCGTGACATTGCAGGATTGAAAACTACTGATTCAGGAAGCGCAGCTCTAATCCCTACTGAAGTTTTGAAACCTCATTTTGTTAACAAAACACGTAATCCACTTTTGGATCTTGTGGAACGTGTGAAAGTTAACAGTGGATCTGGTAAATATCCAGTTATCAAGAAGACGGATGGTGTAATGGTTTCAACAGAGGAATTGAAATCAAATCCAGAACTCGGAAAACCAGCAATCAGCGAGATTGATTATTCAATCAAGACTTACCGTGGATATGTCCCTGTGTCACAAGAAATGATTGACGACGCAGACTATGACATCATGACCATTGTTGAAAACGAAGTGTTCAATCAAGGTGAAAACACTGAATTGTCATTAGTTACAGCTGTCCTCAAAACAGCTACCCAAGCAGATGCTGCTGGATTTGATGGTATTAAAGATATCTACAACAAGAAGCTTAAATCAATTTATAAAGCAAGTATCGTTGTAACTAAGTCAATGTTTGCCGCACTTGACAAGGTGAAAGACAAAGATGGGCGCTACATGCTTCAAACTGATGTAGCTTCACCTACTGGCTATTCATTTGGTGGGAAAACAATCTACAAAGTAGATGACACAGTATTTGGAAACGAAGGAGACATGAAATTCTTCATCGGAGATGTCACTGAGTTCGTCAAAGAGTTTGACCGTGCTCAAGTATCTGTTAAATGGGTAAACAATGACATCTACGGACAATTGCTTGGGCTTTTTATCCGTTTGGATATTAAAAAAGCAGATGAAGAAGCTGGATTCTTCGGAACCTACACTGATGTTGTAGCTTAAGGGGGTAGCGTATGAGCTATAAAGTAATCCGTCCTTTCAAGGACTTGACTGATCCTGAAAATCATGACTATGCTGTTGGCGATATCTTTCCTCGTGAGGGATATAAGCCAACAGATAGCTTTACAAACGGCCTTTTGACTGGTTCCAACACTGCTGGTTCCATCTTCCTTGACGTTTTGGGAGATGATGAACCTAAAAAGCCAGCTCCTGAAACCAAAGAAGTGAAAGAAAAACCCGCAGTTGAGCAGGAAGAAACAGTTGATGAAACTGCTGAAGAGCCTGCTAAGGAAGTTGAGGAGTAAACATGGACGAAGGTCAGCTTTTGGAATTGCTGAAACTTAAGTTGGGTATTTCAACCGACTTGAGAGACAAGCCGTTAAAAAAAATCATTTCAAGTGTCATCACTGAATTGACCGATAACCTCGGTATCGAGCTTGTTGGTGAGCGTGCTGACCATGAAATGTTTATCGTTGACTATGCTGCTTATCGCTATGAGGGTGGGGTGGATATGCCACGTCACCTTCAATGGCGACTGCATAATTTACAGATAGCATCAAAGAAAGAGGTCAAGAATGTGGAATCATGAAATCAAACTGATCTCTAAAAAAGTAACAGGTAAGGACAAGTTACTACAACCAATCTCTAAAGATGTTGAAGTTACTCTGTTGTGTCGTAAAAAGAAGGTTACTCGCTCTGAATTTTATCAAGCAAATCAGGCAGGTCTAAAACCGAGCTTGGTCGTTGAGATTCGAAATTTTGAGTATGAGAATCAGGAGTTTGCGAAATTTGAAGGCAAGCAATATCGTATCTTGAAAACCTATCCTATCGATTCTGAAATTTTAGAGTTGACTTTGTCAGAGGTCTTGAAATGAGTAATGACCTTGCTGATTTGATAGCGAAAGAGCTTGCAGCTTACTCTGACGAGGTTACTGAAGAAGTGGATAAGATTGCAGAGCAGGTGGCTGATGAGACTGTGGATGAGTTGAAAGAGACAAGTCCTAAACGGTACGGAAAGTATCGTAGAAGTTGGAAAAAGAAGAAGTTGGCCAATGGCTCTTTTGTTGTCTTCAACGCAGTTGCAAGTCTTACTCACATACTTGAGAACGGATACCTTTCAAGAAATGGTGGTCGTGTCGCTGGTATTGTCCACATCAAGCCAGCTGAAGAAAAAGCAATTCAGAACTTTGAGAAGCGTATCAAGGAGATTGGGAAATGAAGCTATCAGACTTTGCTGTTATTTTGGAACAGGCAAACTTGCCTATCACTTATCGAGCGTTTAAAATTGGGAACGCTCCTGACCTACCTTACCTGGTCTATTATGAATCGAGTCCAGCCATCAATGCAGCTGACAACACGGTTAATCATCAGATTAAGAGCGTGACAGTAGAGTTAGCTTTTGAGCGCAAGGATGAAGATTTGGAAGAACGTCTGGAAGAGCTGTGGACAACCCACAAGCTCTTTTTCGATGTTCAAGAAGAAACATTTATCGAGGCTGAAAGACTCTATGTCAAGTCTTATACGGTCTATCTATACTAAGGAGGAATGACATGACTCAAGAAAATAAAGTAACCTTTGGCCTAGAAAACGTACATATCGCACCTATCAAAACACTTGCAGCAGATGGAGTTATCACTTACGGCGATGTTTTTCGTTTTCCCGGAGCGATGGAGCTGACACTTGATACCAAAGGGGAAACAACCCCTATCAAAGCAGACAACAAGGATTACCATTTCATGAATTCAAATGAAGGCTATGAAGGTAAACTTAAAATTCCACATATCATCGATGAATTTGCAACAAAAATTCTTGGTGAAATCAAGGACCCTCAAACTGGCGTTATGACTGAAAAAGCAGATGCGAGCTTGACAGAGTTCGCAATGATGTTCCAGTTTGAAGGTGACAAAAACAAGACTCGCTATGTGATGTACTACTGTTTTGCCAGTCGCCCATCTCTTGGCTCAAAAACTAAGAACGGGACATCAACCAACGAACGTGAACTTAGTTTCAAAGCTAGCCCGCGTCCATTGGATACAGTTGTCAAGCGTTCTATCACATCAGCTGATGACAAGGATGCGTATGACAACTGGTTCAAGAAAGTGTATGAACCTACTGCGGTGACAGGTTAAGGAGAAGACATATGCGTAAAATCGTTTTGGTTGGTGATCAGGAGTATGAGTTGGGGACCAACGGCTATACTCCTATCGCCTACAAACAACAATTTGGAAAAGATTATTTTCAAGATTTGTTCTCGATGTTGAAAAATCAATCATTCATGAATGAATTGAACAAGCTGGAAACCGACAAGGAATTGACAGCGACTAATATTGATATTTCGATGTTGTCAGATTTTGATATGACCTTTTTCAACCGTCTTTTTTGGACCTTTGCTAAATCTGCAAATCCTCAAATCAAGCCTTATGAACAATTCTTCATGGAAATGGAAGTCTTTCCGATTCAGGAAGTTGGGCCTGTGTTGATGGAAATGCTGAATGCGAGCATGACGACAAAAAAGTCCCAGACCAGTCAGAAACAGCTAGCGAAGAAATCTTCACAGTAGAATCTTATCTGTCCTGTTGTAAAGAAACAGGATTGTCTATCGATGATTTGAAGAATATTTCAATCGGAATGGCTTTAGATTATCAAACAGATTATGTGAATTTACGAAGCGAAAGTAAAAAAGGTGAGCGAAAAGCCAACCAAGCTGATTTTGACAATTTTTAAAATAAAAGGAGTGCTGAGAGAGCGATTCTGAGGTCAAGTTCCTTGACCTGACTGCATTATCGTCGTAGAAATCCTCTCAGTGCTTTTCTATTTTTTTGAGAAAGGAGGAAATATGGCAGGAAATATCAAAGGTATCAAAATTGAAATTGATGGCGACACGCAGCCCTTACAGAAGGCGCTGAAAAATGTCAATAAGGCTGCTACTGATGCAACTCAGGAGTTGAAACAGATTGACAAGGCCTTGAAGTTCGATACAGGAAACGTAACGCTCCTGACTCAGAAGCAAGAAGTTCTGCAAAAGCAAGTTGCGACGACCAAGGAGAAACTGGAAACTTTGAGACAAGCTCAGTCTCAGGTGGAGCAGCAATTCAAAAATGGTGATATTGGTGCTGATAAATACCGTGCTTTCCAACGTGAAGTCGAAGTTACTCAAAATGTCCTGAAGGGATATGAGGGTAAGCTTGCAAGTGTGAATCAGGCGCTTGCTGAGAATGGGAGTGCTACTCAGAACAACAAGAACCAATTAAAAGAATTGCAAAATGAGCAGAAGCAACTGGCTAGCGAGAATGAAAAAGTAGTCAGTTCATTCAAATTGCAAGAAAGTCAGCTAGGAGCTAACGCAAGTGAAGCTGACAAATTGGCGCTTGCTGAGAAAAGGATTGGAGCTCAATCTGATATCGTTGCTCGGCAGATTGAAAATCTAGAAAAACAACTAGCTCTTACAAAGCAAGAGTATGGTGAAAATTCAGCTGAAGCCAATAAAATGGAAACCCAGTTGAATCAAGCTAAAACAGCTTACTCGAATCTCTCTCAAGAGATGAATAATCTTGGGAGTGCTGGGAAACAAGCGAGCGGGTCTCTTAGTGAAACAAACAATCTCTTAAAAGCTGAATTGCTCAATCAATTTTCTGAAAAACTATCGGATATCAGTCAAAAGCTGGTTGATTTTGGTAAGAGTGCTCTTGAAGCCTTTCGTCAAGTTGACGAAGGCATGGACACCATCGCTACTAAAACTGGCGCCACTGGTGATAGCTTGAAAGGGATGCAAGATATCGCTTCAAGCATCGCAACAACTATCCCAACTGACTTCAGCAAAGCTGGGGAAGCTGTCGGAGAGGTCAACACACAGTTTGGTTTAGCTGGAGATGCCCTCAAAGATGTATCCGTAGAAATGATTAAATTTGCTGAAATTAATGGTACAGACATCACCAATTCAACCATTTCAGCAAGTAAGGCATTGGAAGCTTATGAACTATCAACCAGTGATTTAGCGAAGGTTTTAGACTCTACAACCTACACCGCTCAGTCAACTGGTGTTTCAGTTGATGATTTGATGAAAAAAGCCATCGAAGGAGCACCACAGATTAAAATGCTAGGTCTCTCATTCGAGGAAGGTGTAGCATTGCTCGGACAATTCGAAACGAGTGGTGTAGATGCTTCAAGTGCTTTGTCAGGGTTGACCAAGGCAGCAGGCTCTTACGCTAAACAAGGCAAGACTTTAAAAGAAGGTCTTGTCGAAACAATCGATAAGATAAAGAATACAACTAGCGAAACCGAAGCAATGGGTCTAGCTATGGAAATTTTTGGTGCTAAGAAAGCACCTCAAATGATTGACGCAATCAAGCGTGGTTCTTTTGACTTCCAGTCATTTGCTGAATCTGCTGAATATTCAGTAGGAGCAGTTTCTAAGACATTTGAAGCCACTCTGGATCCTATCGATAAATTTAAGACAGCACAAAACTCAGCCACTCTAGCCATGTCTGAACTAGGCGCAGCAATCGCTGAAACTTTAGCACCTGTGCTTGAAGCATTAGGAAACATAGTGAAAGACATAGCAGAATGGTTCAGCGGTTTACCTGGACCTGTCAAAGAATTCATCGTGATTTTTGGAGGGGTAGTCACCATTGCTGGTATTCTGATCCCTATATTCTTAACCTTACAAGCAGCAGCAGTAGCACTCGGAACATCCATTGGAGCGATGATTGCAGCAGCTGCACCCATTATCGGTATTGCTGCTTTAATTGTTGCCGCTATTGCAGCAGTCATCATCGGTATCAAATATCTATGGGACACAAACGAGGGATTCCGAGATGCAGTCATGACAGTCTGGAATGCTATTCTGGAAGTCATTAACAAAGTTGTAAGTGAAGTTTCTGACTTCATTATGAGCATGTTTGGAGTGGTTGTCAATTGGTGGACCGAAAACCAAGAGCTTATACGATCTAGTGCAGAAACAGTCTGGAATGCTATCCAAACCGTAATTGATGCAGTCATGACAGTCTTAGGTCCATTAATCGAAGGCACCTGGGCGAATATCCAACTGGTCATCACAACCGCTTGGGAAGTCATCAAGACTGTAGTTGAAACTGCAATCAATGTTGTTTTAGGCATCATCAAGGCAGTCATGCAGATCATCACAGGTGACTGGTCAGGAGCCTGGGAAACAATCAAGGGAGTGTTCTCAACTGTCTGGAATGCTATCCAAAATGTTGTTCAGACCATCTTCACAGCTATCCAATCGTACATTTCAAATACGATAAATGCCATTTCAAGTACAATTTCAAATGTATGGAATGGAATTTCAAGTACAATTTCAAATGTATTAAATGGTATTTCAAACACTGTTTCAAATGTTTGGACAGGAATCAAGAATTCAATCGGGAATGCTATAAACGGAGCCAAAGACCTTGTAAGCTCTGCAATAAGTGCGATTAAAGGTCTATTTAATTTTAGTGTTAGTTGGCCACATATTCCACTACCTCACTTTTCAGTGAGTGGTTCAGCAAATCCATTGGATTGGTTGAGTCAAGGTGTGCCAAGCATCAGCATCGAATGGTATGCTAAAGGCGGTATCATGACGAAACCGACCATTTTTGGAATGAATGGCAATAACCTTATGGTTGGTGGTGAAGCTGGTAACGAAGCAGTATTGCCACTTAATGATCAAACGCTTGGTGCTATCGGTCGAGGTATTGCTCAGACAATGGGTGGAACTTCACCGACCATCAACATTACTATTACTGGCAATACTGTCAGAGAAGAAGCTGACATCACTAGAATTGCTGACGAAGTAGCTCAGAGAATTGCTGATGAAATCCAACGTAGAAGCCAATTGAGAGGAGGTATGGCATGATAAAACATAACGAACTTGTGATTGACGGTGTAAGAACATCGTCTTTTCCATTTAAGGTCATCGTCCATGATTCTCCCTCGGTTGCCTTAGGAGAAGGCAAGACAGCTCTTCTTGAGCACGGTGGAATTAGTGGAGCAATCGTACAGACCAACAAACACAGAGGTCTTGTAAAGAAGACTTATTCAATCTATCTTGTAAAGCCTACTGAAGAACAGATGAATCAGTTCATGAGCATGTTTATTCGTGAGAAATTCTGGCTAGAGAATGAGCAAGTTAAGACAACCAAGTTATGGTGCTATAAAGTCAGTGTGACAGAATTAGACCAAGTCAAACCTGGTCTTTATATGACTAAGGCAACTTTTACTTGTCATCCAACTAAGTTTTTCAAAACAAGTGACACGCAAACTTTAACAAAAAGTGGGACTTTGACCGTTCAAGGTTCTGCTCTTGCCTTTCCTAAAATCACAATCGTTGGTCAGAGCACTTCTGAAACTTCATTTACAATTGCTGGTCAGGTCATTCGTCTTGAACGACTCACTGAGTCGCTTGTGATGGTCAATAATCCTGACAATCCAAGTTTTAAAACAACAACAGGAAAGCCAGTCAAATGGTCAGGGGATTTTATCACAGTTGATCCAGCAAAAGTGAAGAATGTTGGTGTTGTTCTAGGTCAAGGTATTCAATCGCTTGAAATCGAGACGGTTTGGGGGTGGGCATAATTGATTTATCTACTTAATAAAGATGTGAGAACCGTTCGGTGGAACGGGGAGCCACTTCATGAAGCAACTTCGGCAATTGTTAAAGAGGCCATGAATGGTGATTTCACCTTAACTGTGAAATATCCTATTTCTGACTCTGGTATTTATCAACTTATTCAAGAAGATATGTTGATAAAAGCGCCGACTCCTGTTCTTGGTGCGCAGCTATTTCGCATTAAGAAACCTATTGAACACAATGATCATCTGGAAATCACAGCCTATCATATTTCAGACGATGTGATGCAACGTTCTATCACACCAGTAAGTGTGACTAATCAGAGCTGTGACATGGCTCTTTCTCGCATGGTTCAAAACACCAAAACCGCTTTGGGAGATTTTTCTTTCAATAGCGATATCCAGGATCGTAGGACCTTCAACACGACTGAAACAGAAACTCTGTACTCTGTATTGCTTGATGGCAAGCATAGTATCATTGGGACGTGGGAAGGTGAGCTGGTTCGTGATAACTTTGCGATGACTGTCAAGAAGAGTCGTGGCGAGAATCGTGGTGTTGTTATTACAACGCACAAAAATCTGAAGGACTACCAACGCACAAAAAACAGTCATAATGTTGTCACAAGAATTCATGCAAAGTCGACTTTTAAACCTGAAGGTGCTGAAAAAGAAACGACTATCAGAGTGACTGTTGATAGTCCTCTTATCAACTCATACCCTTATATCAATGAAAAAGAGTATGAGAACAACAACGCAAAGAGTGTTGAAGAGTTGCAGAAGTGGGCACAGGCTAAGTTTTCAAATGAGGGCATTGACAAGGTCTCTGATGCTATCAAGATTGAAGCCTATGAACTTGATGGGCAAGTTGTTCACATGGGTGATACGGTCAATCTCAAGAGCTGGAAACATAATGTCGATGCATTCAAGAAAGCTATTGCTTATGAGTTCGATGCCTTAAAAGAAGAATACATTTCTCTGACTTTAGATGATAAGGCAGGCGTTGGTGGTTCTAGAGCTTCTGGTGGCCTATCTAGCGCAGCTGATGCCATCCTTGGAGTGACAGAATCAGCTCAAGAAATTGCCCTTGAAAAAGCTCTTCAAAATGCAGACTTAGATTTTGATCACCAAGCTGAATTGTTAAGACAAGAAATTGCGGACGGTATCGAACTTGCAAAAGCTAAAGCAGAGGAAAACAAGCGTGCCTTGTCCGATGAAATTGACCGACGATTTCACGATTTCAGCTCGGAAGGATTCGATGAAGCCAAAACAAAGGCAGAAGAAGCTTTGAAGAAGGCTAGTGCGAGTGCTGAATTAGCAGATGAGGCAAAGCATATCGCTAGTGAAAATCAAATCACATTCACTTCGATGTTTGATAAAGTTAACAGGCAAGAAAATGAACTCTCTGAATATAAGCAAACGGTCAGTGAACGTATAGCGAACCTTTCTAGTCGAATAGCTAACAAGGCCGACGATGTTAACTTCCAGCGTGTGAGAGAAACTGCTCAGCTTTATGAGCGGATTTTAGGAAGTTCAGAGAGTGATATTTCGAGAAATGCTTCACGTTTAGTCATGAACGACCAAAAATTCCAGACTGAAGTCGGAAATTATGTCATCAACGATAACAACTTGATTGTCAACTCAGAAACACTTGATAAGAGCACAACTAGCAAACTTAAAGAGGGAGTGTCGATAGTAAATAATAACGGAGTATTCACTATCGATATTAACGGTTTAACAAATGCATACTGGGGTGGGTTCACTCTACCAATTTATGTTCCGAAAATTTTAAAAGGTGAAACTTATACACTCGGTTTCAAGTATAGGATTTTAAGACAGTTAGACCATGATTTTAGAGTTACTATAAAAAATCACAGTAAGAATAAGTCAATTTTACAAAAAACGGTTGAAAATGCTGACTCTCCCGCTTCGAGTGAATGGAAAGAATTTCAAGGAACGTTCACTATGACAGAAGATTTCGAGTTTGGAACGGATGCGCATTATCCTCTTTTCTTCTATCTTGTTAAAAATGGACATGTTGAAGTTAAAGAACCGATGCTCGTTCGAGGAGTACGGACTGGAAGTTTTAAACCAAGCCAATTTGATGATGCTTATAAGATGGCAGAAGCGACACGAACACAAATTACGCAAAAGTTAGCTGAATATAAAGAAACCTCGGATGGTCGTTTTGCTGCAATTTCTAGTCAAATAAATAGCAAAGTTAACCAGAGTGATTTCCAGCGGGTAAAAGAGACAAGTCAGCTATATGAGAGGATTTTAGGTACGACTGAGCAAGGCGTGGCAGATAACGCTTCAAGGCTTGTTATGTCTAGTCAAATTTTTCAAACAGAAGTCAAAAAAATTACTGAAAATAGTTATAACCTTGTATTTGACCCAACCAATTTCAGCAAGTGGGATAAAAAGCAAGCTGAAGCAAATATTGTAGAAGTTCAGGCTGACACAAAATTGCTAAGAATCACAAATTCTGGTAAAAATCAACCTGTATATCATGGATTCAAACTACCTCTTACTACATCTAATTTTAGACAGGATGAGAAGCTTAGCTATCGCATGGAGGCCTGGGTTGATGTATTGCCAGATGCTCCTTTAGGAATTGAGCTATGGAACAATGACAGCGTTATTGCATCTGATAGAGTTACCTTTACAAAAACTGGTGTACAGGTTATCACAGGTACAATGACAGTCAATAAGACGACAACTAATTCAAGAGGCTACCCTCTTGAATTTTGGTTACTTAAGAACGGGACTGTGGCTATTGGTAAAGTATCTTTGGTACGTGGTGAAACACCTCCGCAAGAATTCAAAGATGATACATCGGCACAAGACCTTGTAACTCAAACAAAGGTGTCACAACTCTTTGATTCATATGCAATACAGACCTTGACTAACGCTGGTGCAATCGCTTCTCAAATCAATCTAAACAGCAATAATATTCTGATTGAAGCTGCTAAAATCCGTCTAAAAGGTAGAACGCTTCTAGATGAAATTACAGCGATAGACGGTTATTTTAAACGTCTTTTTGTCGGTGATGCTAGAATAGGAACTTTGAACACTGATATCATTCGCTCGAATTCGATTGCAGCAGACAAATTGATTTTCGACACAGCACTAGCGAAAAAGCTTGTGTCCAGTGATGTATTTACGGACACGTTAGCTGCTAAAACAGCCTTTATCAACAAGTTGAGGTCAGTAGTAGTATCTGCTACCC